AGTCGCCGTAAAAAATCACAGAATTTCAATATTTCACCAGAAGACCTGAAAATAACCAAAACCACTATTCTATATATAGTCTATAAGCAACTTGGATTATGTAAACAAGGGATAAATCATGTTTCAACACAAGGCAGTAAAGAACCGCCTCGGCTGGTATAGGTGGGAATGGGCTGATCCGTATTCTCAAGGAAACTGGACAGCCTGTACCATATCGATTTATGAACCAACTTACGAGCGTCCGTATATTGGCATCCTGGTATCAATCGCTAACGGTGGCGGGCGGGTATTGTTTCGATGTGCGACACTTGAGGAAGCGCAGCAAAGGACAGGGCTGGATTATACAGGCTATAAAAAGCTAGAGGTAGCAGTTATTAAAGCTAAAAGTATCCTTTTGGAAGTACAAGCAGACCTCAAGGCTATCTGGGACATGAAACAACAGAAGGTAGAAACACAGATCGAAAGTATAGTAGACGCAAAGGACTTTTAAAACAACACTTGACACTTACTGTTAACTAAGCTATATTGTAAGTGTGTGGAATAAATCAAAGATAGACCTAGAACAACTCAGAACAGAAATCCGGGTTATGTCGGTCCGGAGTCAACTTTATAAACTACTCCGGGATGAACTGACAAAGTTAGACCACTGGAAGAATAAACCGAGGGGGAAACCACGCAAAGGGGTTAAATTTGGAAAACGTTAAACTTACCGAAAGCGTTAAACTCTGTATCTTCGGCACCCGCAGCTTTTACGATCACCCGGAAGCCTCAAAGTTACTAGATGAACAGATAGCCGAAATCAAACCGGACATGATACTGACCGCTGGGGATGCTGACGGAGTTTGCCGCCTGGCTATTGAAAAGGCTCGGAAGTTTTCTATTCCCTGTGAGCTTCATTTCCTAAACAGGACTAAATACGCCCGGGGAATGTTTTATCATAGGTCACTAGACATTTTAAAGAAATCAAATTTCGTATTATTCATTCACAACGGCAAGAGTCAAGGGACAAAAAACGAAATCGAGATGACCCAAAAGCTGGGTATTGAATACAGATACTTCCAAATTGAGGATGACCCGATAGCTGACTTGAAAGAATTTGAACCAGAGGACTTTTCACCCTTGACAGTAGAGGACTTTTCACCCTTGACAGTAGAGGACTTTTAACGCACTAATCTGTTAATTTAATTTTAAAACCCGCCATTCTGACGGGTTTTTGTTTGAGGTTAACCAATGGCTAGAATCCCACGCCCAATGAAAACCAAAATCCTGAATGGCGAACCAAATCAAGACCGCCTGAACTATAACGAGCCGCAACCGAAACCCGGGCGGACTACCGCTCCGGCTATCCTGAAAGGCGCTGCTTTATCTGAATGGCGGCGCATATACTCTATTCTTGAGGGTATGCAGATAATGACTCAGGCTGACCGGGCTATACTGGCCGCTTATTGTTTAGTCTGGGGAACGATAGTTGACGTGCAAAGACAAATCAATAAATTACAGGATGCAGCAATCAAGGCCGGTAAAGACCCGTCAAACGCTTATCTAATCAAAGGCGAAGAGAAAATCTATCTTAATCCGTTAATGCGAATCCGGTCTAACTCACTGGCAGAACTAAACACCTTCGCCGCTAAATTAGGCTTATCTCCCTCAGACCGGGGAAAAATCGAGATGCCAGAGCAGAAAATGGAGGATGAGTTTGAGAAATTCCTCCAAGATAACCGTGTGAACTGATGCCTGTGCTTGAGAAAACTAAATACCATTATGACAAAAAGACCGCGGATAAGGCGGTCTTTTTCATATCACACTTAAAGCACACCAAAGGGCGCTGGGCTGGGAAGTTCTTTAAACTCTTACCCTGGCAGGAAACAATCATCCGGGATGTATTCGGCACACTGAGAGAGGATGGGACACGCCGTTATCGGATTGTGTATACGGAAATACCTAAAAAGAACGGAAAATCCGAACTCTGTGCCGGCATCGCTCTATATATGCTTTTAATGGACGGGGAGCCTTCCGCTGAGGTTTACGGGGCTGCCTGTGACAAGAACCAGGCAGCTATCGTGTTTAATGTCGCTGCACAGATGGTCAACCTTAGTCCAAATCTGTCCAACAAATTGAAGGTCAGAGATTCAGTAAAGAGAATCATTCACGAAAGATCGCATTCAGTCTATCGGGTGCTGTCCGCCGATGTTAAAAATAAGCACGGTTTTAATACCTCATGTTGCGTCTTTGATGAAATCCACGCTCAACCAAACCGGGACTTGTGGGATGTTCTCACTGAAGGTTCGGGTGCCGCCCGAACTCAACCGCTTTTTATGGCAATCACTACCGCGGGGATAGATCGTAACTCTATCTGCTGGGAACTACACGAACGAGCCCGGCGGATACTGACAGGAATTGTAGACCCTGAGGACGACCCAACCTTCTACCCTGTCATTTACGGACCGCCGGACGACGAAGCCGGGGAAGAATGGGATTGGGGAAACGAGGACAACTGGAAAGCCGTCAATCCCTCCCTGGGTGAGACAATCAAACTTGATGACCTGAGGGAAGATTATAAGCAGGCCGTCAACCATGTTGAAAAAGAGAATTTATTTAAACAATTACGTCTCAATATATGGGTTAAGCAGTCCACAAGATGGATAAAGATGTCAGATTGGGATAAATGCAGGGGGAAAGTGGAACTTGACGAACTTAAAGGACGGGAATGCTACGCTGGTCTTGATCTGTCAACCAGTATTGACTTGACAGCCTTATCTCTCGTTTTCCCTTTCCCGGATGGGCATTTTAAAACCCTGATGCGCTTCTGGATACCGCAGGACGCAGCGACAAAGAAGGAAAAAACAGACCATGTGCCTTTCACCCGCTGGATACATGAAGGTTTAGTTAGCACAACACCCGGAAACCTGATTGATTATAGCTACATCCGGCATGATATTAACGAGTTACGGAAGATATACAACATAAAAGAGTTGGCATATGACCGCTGGGGAGCTGTCAAACTTATCACAGACTTACAGGAAGACGGATTTGCTATCGACCAAAAGTCCACAGGGGATGGTCATCCGTTGTTAGTTCCCTTCGGACAGGGCTATGTTTCTATGAGCCCGCCCGCTAAAGAGTTAATAACGCTCATACTCGGCGGTAAATTGGAACACGGCGGGAATCCGGTATTAAGATGGAACGCCAATAATGCAGTAGTCGCTCAAGATCCCGCCGGGAACATCAAACCAGACAAAGCGAAGGCAACGGAACGAATAGACGGGATAGTCGCTTTACTAATGGGACTTGACAGGGCTATGAGGCATCCACAAGAGACTGAATCTGTGTATGAGTCCAGAGGTGCATTGATCTTCTGAGAGGTAAAACATGAGAATACCTACAATAAATAGTCTGAGGAAAGCGTTATCTATCGCTTTTTACGGTGGCCCCACTCTGGAAGGCCGGGGCTATCAAGGGAGCGGTAACTCGTTTTTTTCGGACTTATCTTACGGCTCAAGTGACGCTGGTATAGCAGTTAATAACGATGTTGCCCTGAATTATACCGCTTACTGGTCATGTGTCCGGCTATTATCGGAGACATTGGCATCTCTTCCGTGTGTTTTGTATGAAAAACTGGACACAAAAGGCAAAAATAAAGCCACTGAACACCCGCTTTTTAGGCTTTTGCACGATGAACCGAACCCGGAAATGGATAGTTTCAGCTATTTTGAGACTCTCATGTATCATCTTGTGTCCGCAAATGGGAATTGTTACTCATATATTGACTGGAATAACGACCTTACAATCAAGTATTTATGGATAATGAACCCGGACAGGACGCAAAAAGCGAGGGATGAAACCACCGGGGAGATCGTATTTAAGTATCAAACTGAGAAAAACGGACAAATAATACTCCCGGCTTATCGTGTTTGGCATATTCCTGGCTTTGGTTATGACGGACTGAAGGGATATACACCGTTAACCTATATGCGGAATCAAATAGGCCTGGGTGTAGCCGCTGAAAAAATGGGTTCTAAGTTATTTTCAAACGGCTTGACTATCGGCGGCGTCCTGGAACACCCTGGTAAAATGTCAATTGAGGCACAAAACAAATTTAAAGCCTCAATAGAAAAAGGTTATCAGGGTGTAGAGAAGGCTCATAGGTTGTTAGTTCTGGAAGAGGGAATGAAGTACAACAAAACCAATATCCAGCCGGACGATGCACAATGGCTGGAAACTCGTAAGTTCCAAAGAAACGAAATAGCGTCGTTTTTCCGCGTACCTCCGCACATGATCGGGGATTTGGAACGAGCGACGTTCTCAAACATCGAACATCAGGGCATTGAATTTGCTATGTATACCATGCGTCCGTGGCTGGTCCGGTGGGAACGGGCGGCAAACCGTCAACTTCTATTACCCAATGAAAAAAGCTCCTATTTTATTAAATTTACGATTGACGCGCTTCTCCGTGGTGACACATTGACCCGCTATCAGGCATATTCCAGCGCTATAAATTGGGGTTGGATGAACCGGAACGAGGTTAGAGAGCTTGAGGATTTGAACCCGGTTGATAGTCTGGATGAATACATGACACCCGCTAATATGCTGCCTGCTGACCAGTTTAACGCTCAATCATTAAAACCAACAACACAGGAACAACCACCGCCAAAACAGTAAATAATATTTAAGATCGTCACAAGCCGCCGTTGAGCGGCTTTTTTATTATCCAAAATCAGGAGGCCGCTATGGATATTTTTTATAAATCCTTTACCGGGCTTGAGCTAAAAAAGGATAAACCGGGATTATTTACCGCAAAATTTGCCACCTTGAACGTCATTGACAAAGACGGGGATGTAATTCTCTCAGGTGCTATTCCGGCAGGTAAACAGGTTCTTATTTCTGCTTATATGCACGGGTCATGGGACACCAGGCTACCCGTAGGAAAGGGTGTCATCCGGATTGAGAATGATGACGCTCTGGTAGATGGTGAATTCAACCTGGCATCCGAATCCGGGCGGGAACATTACGAAACTGTGAAGTTTGCTCCTGAGCTTCAGGAATGGTCGTTCGGATTCCGGGTAAAGGCGCTGGACGAGGAATCTGACTGGAACCAAAACCCGAAGGTCTGGCGGGTAATGAAAGAACTTGAAATCTTCGAAGTCTCACCGGTCTTGCGCGGGGCCGGTGTTGATACACGGGTATTATCAATCAAATCCGATAACCCGACGTCCTACAGCGATCAGGCTGAAACGGTGCTTGCCGCCGTCAATGATCTGGTTGTCCGCTCAAAATCGCTTGCTGATCTCAGGAGGAAGGACCACCGGGAGTTATCGGCAGTCAATAGGGAAAGGCTGAACACCCTGCAAAAATCGCTTGACGATTTAAACAGGAACATCGAAACCCTGCTGGAATCTGAAAAGCCTACGGATACCAGTAAAAGTGAACTTCTCAGGCTATTAAAAACACAATCTGAATTATTGGAGGTAATTTAATCCCATGAAGACCAAATTATCTATGAAGCAACTGCATGAGGCGCTTGGCGAAAAATCCAAACTAATCGGCCAGATATTCGAAGAGGCCGGGGAGGACATGGATTTTACCCGCGTTAAATGCCTGGGCGAGGGTGACACCACCGCTAAAGTGGAAAAGATCAAAGCCCTCAATGCCGAACTGGCCGAAATGAAAGCGGATTACGAAGAATATACCGCTCTGGCTAAATCTCGCCAGTCCGCTGACGATGCCGCCGGATTTAAAGGTGAAATGCCGAAAGAACAACCTGGAACTGAATCCAAAGCCCGGAAATCCCTGGGAGAGTTATTCCTGGAATCCGCCGCCTACAAATCAAGGGGCGCTGAATCCCGGATTGACATTGACATGAAGTCCATTATGCAGACCGGATCAGGTTATGCACCTGAATCAACCAGGTTGCCCCGCGTTGAACTCTACCCTCTGCGCTCTCTCAGGGTTGCACAGGTATTCCCGACTTTCCCGACCGGGTTCGACACCATCAAATACATGGAAGAGACAACCCATACCAATAATGCGGCTGAAATAGCTGAGGAAACCGATGCTTCCAGCCCGACCGCTTACGGTGAGGCTGCTCTGGCTTTTACTGAACGCTCGGTACCCGTCGAAAAACTGCCCGTCTGGATACCTGTCACTGAAGAGCAACTGGCCGACGTGGCCGGCATCGGTGCCTTTGTCGAAGGCCGCCTGGGTTATATGGTTCTCAACAAACTGGATAGCCAACTGGTAGCAGGTACAGGAACCCCTCCGGCCCTGCGCGGCTACCTGAACGCATCCGGTATCCAGACTCAGGCCAAAGGCGCTGACCCGACACCCGACGCAATCTATAAGGCCATGACAAAGATTCGCGGAACTACCGCAGGAACCGGCTTTGCCGAACCTTCCGCGGTGATCGCCCACCCGAACGACTGGCAGGATATCCGGCTGCTGCGAACCGCTGACGGCGTGTATATCTTCGGCAGCCCGACCGAACCGGGACCGGACAGAATCTGGGGTGTGCCTGTAATCGTTACTTCCGCCGAAACAGAAAACACCATAGGCGTCGGAGACTTTGCAAATTATGCTGCTGTCTACATGAGACAAGGCATCGAGTTCAAGATTTCCGACAGTCACGGTTATTTGTTCACCTCTGGCGTCCTGGCTATTAAAGCCACAATGAGGGCCGCGGTGGTGTACTTCCGGGGCACGGCATTCTGCAAAGTTACCGGTTGCTAAGTTTAAAGGTCGAACATGGGCGGCTAAATACCGCCCTACCCAAATAATATCAGGAGTAAAAATATGCCTATTATCGAAGGCGCACAGCAAAGGGGTTGTGCCAAGTTTCAATATGACTTTGCGCTTCTGGGCGGCTCTCAGGGTGATATCGTGCTAATCGGCACACCGTTACCTAAAAATGCCGTCATTATGGAGGGTGTGGTTGATGTCATCACGCCTATCACTGGCGGCGCGACTGTCGCTGTAACCACCTCACAGAGCGTCAATGACCTGATTTCGGCGGCTGCGGATACTGGTGAGCCCTGGGTGGCTGCCGGTATTAAAGCACTCGTACCCGTTGGCGCGGCTACCAACGCGATTAAACTCACCGCCGACCGTGCTCCCAAAATTGTGGTCACAGTCGCTGACATCACTGCCGGCAAGTTCAACCTTTTCATTGAATACTATCTCTCAGACTAACCCACCCGTTCAACAATAATCAAAGTCGAAATATTAAATTACAGGAGGTCCATTAATGGACGCATTAGTACAGCAATTACAAAAATATATTATCCCTGATGGATCAGCTCAAAAACCCTACATGACCCGGCGCGGTGAATTGTTCGGTATGGATTGGATTCAGGCCGCAATTCTGGAAGGTCGTGGCTTTATCTTCAACGCAGGCGCTTTCAGCACACCTGTAGTTGGAGGCGGCGCAGGAACCATCATTGACAACGATCAGCCCGAAGTTGGGATACTGATCCCGTCCGGCACGACCATTGTCCCCTTCCGTGTTCACGTTCAGCTGACCACACCTTTACTGGCGGCTGATTCCGATGAAGCGGAGACGGTGTTTTACGCCGATACCACCGCAGCGACCGCTGCCCTGGCTCTGGATGGAACTTGGACTAACACCGTCACACCGAAGAACATGAGAGTTGCCGCAACCAACGTCAACACCTCAGAATGTACCGTCAAAACCCTCTGCACCGCCGACACCACGGAACCCACCGAGACCATTGACCTGTTCCATTCCGTCATTCTGGCTGACCTGAACGGAACCGCCGCTAATGCTCTCTGGACTCGCCACGATGTACTTTACGAACCTAAGAACCCGCTGTATATCGTCGGCCCGGCGCTGGTGTTCGGCTACTGGGGCGGCACTGTTGCTACCAACGCATTCCTGCAATTCGCCTACCTGGAATTCCCGACTACTCAGGTATCCTAGTTCGATTCAATAACCGGCAAGAGCGGGGTTGAAATACACCCCGCTCTGTTTAAAAGAAGGAGTGAAAATGATCTGTAAATGCAAAATGTATCTCTATAAAGATGGCGTGCTGGTTTGCTCAGTCTGCGGTAAACCGTCATCCAGCAACCAACCCATCGAAGATAAGTTAGACCATTCTAAAATAGAAAATAAAACCTCCAAAAAGAGGTAACGATATGGCTCTTAAAATCTCAGTTGCACCCACAATCGAACCTGTCTCACTGACCGAAGCCGCCGCCCATTTACGCATTGACCCGGACGGTTTCAGCGACCAGGTTACTAGCGCTCAATCTATCGCACCCGGCAGTCATGTTATTGCCGCCGCGTACTCCCTCAAAGGCACCGGCGTCAACGTAGCAGGAAAAGAGGCGGTTGTCACCTTGGTATCCGGCAAAAATCTTACTAATGGCACGGTTAATGTCAAAATCCAGGAGTCCGACACGAATTCAGATGCCGCTTACACCGATTGGGCAACCGGCGCATTCACTCAGGTAACAACGGATAACGATAAATCCACTTACGAAAAAGCCTATACCGGGACGAAAACGTACATCCGGGCTGTGGCAACTGTCGCGAATGCAACTTGTGATTTTGGGGTGAATGTTCTAACGAATGAGCCTACAATATCGGATAGCACACTGATTGAGTCATACATCAAAGCGGCCCGGGAGTACTGCGAGGCGTTCCAAAATCGAACTTATATCACTACGACATGGGAATTATGGCTAGACGCCTTCCCGTCAAAAGATTATATTGAAATTCCGCTTCCGCCACTGTCCAGTATATCCAGTGTGAAGTATTACGACACTGCCAATGTTGAAGCCACAATGAGCGCCTCCGACTATTTCACTGACACTAAGAACGAGCCCGGGCGGGTGTGTTTAGGATACGGTAAGACCTGGCCTTCCACAACGCTCCGAAGCTATAACGGGGTGTGTGTGACGTTTGTTGCCGGGGAGACTACGGCGGCGGCTGTCAGTCAAAAAGTCAAACAGGCGATGCTCTTATTGATCGGGCATTGGTACTCCAACAGAGAGACCGTCAATATCGGGAATATTACTTCGAAACTGGATTTTACCGTTGAAGCTCTGCTTTGGTCTGAGAGGGTCTTATGATTAAAGCAGGAATCTTAAATAAACGCCTCACTTTCCAGACCGGCTCAGAGTCTAACGACGGTGAAGGAAAAACTATCTGGACAAACTCCTTTTCCTGTTATGCGGCAATCAAACCGCTCGTAGGTAATCGCCGGTATCTTGCCCAGCAGTTGGATTCATCTATCGCCGGGACAATTATCATTAGGTATAGATCAGATTTAAAGTCAAGTATGCGGATAAAATTCGGGACTCGCTATTTTGAAATCATAAGTACACGAAATCCCGATGAAAAAAACGAATATTGGGAGATCGACTACCGCGAACATGAGGCTAACGAATGAGCGATGAAGTCACCTTTAAATTTGAAGGCATGGACGAACTATACGAAACTTTTGACCGGCTGGCTAAATCACTCCCGCCTGAACAGGTAGAACCTATCCTGAAACAGGGCGGGAAGGTCTTACAGGCGGCGGCAAAGGCCAACGCTCCGCAGGGTGAAACCGGAAACCTGAAAAAAGGAATTGTGGTGAAATATCTCCGGCAAATCGGGGATAATCCAAAGGCTGTTATTATTAAGTCCGAGGCACAACATGACCATTTGGTTGAATTTGGGCATATTAATTGGCGTGGTGGCGCGAGAAAAAAGGGTGAAGGTCATCAAATAGGTGGGAAAGGAACATTAACAGTCACGCCAGCACACCCGTTCTTCCGTCCTGCAATAGACACTTACAAAGAGCCTGTCATTCAGGGGATTGTGACCGAACTCGAAAAGAAAGTTGACGAGGGGATGAAATGACTGAGGAACTATTAAAAATCCAATGCGAAACGTTGATTGAGATATTAAAGGCATTAAGAGATATTGAAAATCAATTGAAAAATTTAAACGAAACCAATGAGATGATGGATTCGAGATTATTTACTCTTGAAGAAAAAACGAGGGCTATGAAATGATAATCGAACAAGCTCTCAGGGCTAAATTAGTCGCAGATACCGCCCTGTACGCCTTAGTTGGTCAAAGGGTGTACTATATCGGCAAAGTCCCTCAAGACGTCACCTTGCCTTATCTGGTGTACCAGACGATAGACGATATCCCTGTCCATTCTCAGGACGGCTTTTCAAAACTCTCAACAGCCCGCATCCAGATAAACAGTTTTGACGACTCGTACATTGATTGTAAGGCGGTAGACACGGCAATATTTAACGCTATCGACAGTGAAAAAGGAACATGGAGCGGAGTTGTTATCGGGTCATGCTTTAAGGATAAGTCCGGGGATTTTCCGAATGACGACAATCCGGATATCTCAGGAATCCACACGGACTACATAATTCAATATAACCCTTAGATAAACTTTCGGGGCTTACCACGGGGTAATTCTTTCCAGTGACCCCAAGACTTAACATGGCGCTTTATTAAATAAAAGAGTCTGGAGCGAGGTTTAATATTATTGAGTTTAGTTTCTAACTCTCGATAATCCAATCTTCACCATTCCAGACTTTAGAATATTTTCCTTTCATTACAAAGGCCAACCAGAGCTGTTCCATTGACTGGTTAAAGAATCTGTCATATGGTAGCAGTGGCATTTTATCACCCGTATCACGAAACCACTGGTAAAAGTTATTTAGCAATATACCCGTTGGAAATGTGCTTTTTACCATCTCTTGAAGTTGGTCTTGACGGGGGAGCCAAATAAACTGATTTAATTTAATCCATTCAGATCCATCACTCCAATAGTCTTCACCAAAAGCATAATAATCAGCAAAGGTGTAAACAACACCTTTCTTAAATTCTGCTTTATCATTTGTGCTTATTGAGGTTTCATCATCTTTAAAATCAAGATTGTACTTAGGTGATAAATACCAGGTCTCATGTTCTGCCTCTTTTGGTATAAGATTCTGTATCTCGGTGGCTTTCTCGCACATTTTTATATTGGTTTCTGATTTATCCATAATCACCTCCTAACCTTGCCTTAATTATACAGTTAGCAATGTAAATCGTCAATAAAGGCAATTCAACCGTTCTCGTAAGAGGGCGGTTTTTTATTTCAGAAATTAAAAAATTATGGAGGTATACCATGACAGCTTCAACGGCAATCTCGGCCTACGGGGTAACTCTGACCCGTGAC